CACCCCGCAAAGGACATTCCAATGCCCGAAGCAGAAGTGAAGTTTACCCTTGACGAAGTAACACTTGGTCGTATCAGGCGAGCAGCATCAGCACTCGGTCATGAGAAGATGACTATCACTGCGACCGAAGGTGGCATCAAGATTTGTGTTGTAGACCACACGGACTCAACATCAAATGCATTTGAGATTACAGTCCCAGGTACATGTGACTCAAATGACTTTACCTTTGTGATGAACATCAGCAACATGAAGTTGATTGCTGGTGACTATGACGTTGAAGTATCAAGTCGCCTCATCTCAAAGTTTACTAACAAAGGGTCAGAAGTATCATACTTCATCGCCCTTGAAAAATCATCAACCTACGGAGCATAATTAATATGTCGCAAGATAAGAAAACCATTCCCCTTGAGCAAGCAAAGGAAGTGTATGACTCAAGTTTCCGAGTCGCCCGAACGACCATCTCAGTAGTTGACGCAATGTGTCAGCGTGGTGCAGTCAAAGGCGAAGAGTTGTCTGCCATCGGTCAACTGCGAGACCAGTGTGTTCAACTCTCGCAACTATGTGAAACTTTCCAAAGCGAGAACGAGCAGTAAGAATTACTGGCGAGTAGCACAGCGGTAGTGCGAGTGACTGTTAATCACTAGGTCGCAGGTTCGATCCCTGCCTCGCCAGCCACCATATATTATTGAACAGGAACACCTTTATTATGACAAGCAGTATTACACATGACGCAAACAATGCACTCTGGTGCGAACGGTATCGCCCAAAGAGCATCAAAGAATGTATCCTTCCTCCCTCACTGAAGGGAACCTTTCAAGAGATAGTTGACACTGGAGAAGTTCCGAACTTACTTTTTAGTGGAACTGCTGGCACTGGTAAGACCACAGTCGCCAGAGCAATCTGCGAAGAACTATCTCTTGACTACATCATCATCAACGCATCCGAGTCAGGCAACATCGACACGCTGCGTGGTAAGATCAAACAGTTTGCCTCAAGCATCTCCCTATCTGGTGGATACAAAGTTGTCATACTTGACGAGGCAGATTATCTAAACGCACAATCCACTCAACCTGCACTGCGTGGGTTCATTGAAGAGTTCAGTGCAAACTGTCGCTTCATCCTAACATGTAACTTCAAGAATCGTATCATTGAACCACTGCACTCACGGTGTGGTGTCATTGAATTCAACACGACCAAAAAAGAAATGGCAACTTTGTGTCAGTCCTTTATGGAGCGAACTGTTGAGATACTGAAGAACGAAGGCATCAGTGATTATCCAATGGAGCAACTCGCAGAATTGATTATGCGTCACGCACCTGACTGGCGCAGAGTCTTGAACGAACTGCAACGTCACTCCAAAGGTGGTTCACTGTCTCTGGATGTCATCGGCAAAGTGAGCGGTGGCAACACGGACGAACTCTTTGGATACCTGAAGAGCAAAGACTTCAAGAAGATGCGCGTATGGGTTGCCAACAATATGGATGTAGAGTCTACGGTTATCTTCCGCAGCATCTACGACCAGATGAACGGTTCAGTTGACCCCAACAGCATACCACAGGTTGTCCTCATCCTTGCAGACTACAGTTACAAAGGTAGTTTCATGGCAGATGCCGAACTGAATGTTGTTGCATGTTTCACTGAGATAATGTCGCAGTGTAACTTCCTTGATAACATGGGTGCTGGTAATGAGTGAAGATAAGGTGATTGAGGACTTCTCTAAGATGTTCCCAAACTGCCCTGACCCAGAACACCAACCAAGGGTAGTTGAATATCTTGTGAAAGTATTTAAGCATGTCGAGGAGCAGCGCGTTAAGAGAGAACTGCTTGACGCACAAGCGATTGAAGATTCCAAAAAGGAATCCGTAGATGATGAAGGAAGTGAAGATGAGTGAAGACTGGAAAGACGCTGATTTGCCTTGGGACGAAGACCAGACAATAGTAATCGCAAAGAAACTGAAGGAGATGTTTGACAACATAAAGAATGTTATAGAAACAGACCTGATGAAGTTTACCGCAGACGAGTTGGAAATCCTTGACACTGTCTATGGTAGTTCATTGGTCTACCCCATCTATCCTGACATAGAGAAACTCTTGTCTGCACCCGAAACATCAAGGTTGTTGCACTAATGAATCCCTTTGAATATGTAAAAAGTATCACGCATAGCAAAGTTGATATCATGATTGGCGAAGAGGAAGAGAAGGGATACAATTCATTCCTTATCAACCGAGGTCTGTCATACTATCAGGACACAGTCCTGTTTGCCAACGAGATGAACAAGCATGCACACTTGGACAACCGTCTACAGTTTGACTTTCTGCGCGGATGCATTCGTCCTCGTAAGCGTTTCAGCAAGTGGGCAAAGAAGGTCATCCCAGGTGACATAGAAGTGGTGAAGGAGTACTACGGTTACAGTAACCAGAAAGCAGAGTCAGTGATTGACCTGTTGACAGAAGACGATATCAAGAACATGAAGTCGTATCTCTCCAAAGGTGGAAGTAAGAAGAATGCTAAATAGTTTATGTCTAGATGACTATATTATAACTTCACCTGAATTGGAAAATATTACTATGGATAATTTGATATCGTGGACTCCAGCAGATATGCTTGAGATCACATTGAATGAACCTGATGACTTTCTCAAAGTTCGAGAAACCCTCACACGAATAGGAGTGGCATCACGCAAGGAACAGAAGTTGTTCCAGTCTTGTCACATCTTGCATAAGCAAGGTCGCTACTTCATACTATCATTCAAGGAGTTGTTTCTTCTTGATGGTAAGAAGTCTAACCTTGAAGCGAACGACATAGAGAGGCGCAACAGCATTGCTACTTTGTTGAGTGACTGGGGACTTATCAATATCGTTGATACCTCTAAGTGCCAAGACAAAGCACCTCTACGTCAAATCAAGATTGTCTCATTCAAAGAGAAAAAGGAATGGGAACTCTGCCAGAAATACAACATCGGTGCAAAAATAGTTCAAACCCCTTGACTTTCTACTCCAGATGTGGATAATAGTTACATCGGGTAACACTTTCTCTGCTAAATAAAGGTATCCCGCAAGGGTTTGCTAACTATTATGGAGAACGAAATGGACGAAGTACCATGCACTAAATGCTTTTATGTGCGAACAGTATGCTCTAACCTACTGATGACATCATGGGTCGGTTATTGCTTGTCAACAATACTGACAACAATGTAGTCATAGTGGCGCATGCCTGATTGGGCATAGCATCTCACAGATAGAGGTCGGGGTCTGTGGCATTATTTTATTAATTATTATGGAGTTACTACTTGAAGTTTTACACGCAAGTATCAAGAATATCAAACAGCATATGTTATCGTGGTTATGAGAATGGCGAAAGAGTAACATACCGAAAACCTTTTAAACCAACACTGTATGTAACATCAAAGAATCCAAACGCACAATGGAAGACCCTTGAAGGTCGCCCTGTTGACCCAATGCAGTTTGACGATATGAAAGAGGCAACTCAGTTCCTCAAGAAGTATGAAGGTGTTGAACACATACAAGTTCAAGGCAATAGCAACTATGCCGCGCAATACATCCAAGAGCATTTCCCTCACGAAATCAAATATGACCCAACTCTCGTTAAGGTTGCGAACATCGATATCGAAGTCGCGAGTGACGATGGGTTCCCCGAACCAGAGAAAGCGGAGCGAGAGGTTCAGTCTATCGCACTCAAATACTTTGGACTCCCGACAGTCTATGTCTGGGCTCTCAAGGCAGGTGGAAAATACGACCCAACTAAAACTCAACTTGACATGGACCCCAGTGACATAGTCTACATTGAGTGTGGCGGTGAGGTTGACCTACTATTAAAGTTCTTGCAGTTCTGGAATGCCAGCGACACATCACCTGATGTCGTGACTGGTTGGAACGTGCGAATGTTTGACATCCCCTATCTTGTCAACCGAGTTGAGAAGATGATTGGTGCTGAGTCGGTGAAGAAGTTTTCGCCTTGGGGCATCGTGCGAGAGAAGCAAGTAACGCGAATGGGTCGCCAGTCACAGGTCTTTGAACTTGTAGGAGTGGAGACAATCGACTACTGGGATTTGTTCCAGAAGTTTGGTAACCTTATCTACGGTGTGCAAGAGTCATACAAACTTGACAACATTGCCAACGTGGTACTTGGTGAGAAGAAACTATCCTATGAGGAACACGGCAACCTCTTCACATTGTACAAGGAAGACTATCAAAAGTTCATCGACTACAACATCAAAGACGTTCTGTTGGTTGAGAAGATAGACGAGAAAGTTCAACTAATGAATCTGTGTATGATGATAGCATACAAAGGTGGATGTAACTATCAGGAAGCATTTGGAACCACACAGTTGTGGGACACATACATCTATCGCGAACTATGCTTGCAGAAGAAAGTCGTGCCACCAAAAGTTGATAGGCAACTCACTGAGATTGCTGGTGGATATGTGAAAGCACCACAAGTTGGCAGACACGCATGGGTTGTCAGTCTTGACTTGAACTCACTCTATCCTCACCTGATGATGCAATACAACATATCACCTGAGACTGTGGTGGACAGACGCACTGCCAATGTCAATGTGGACAACTGCCTTGGGCAGACACGACCAGACTCTATCCTACCAGACCATTCCATTGCAGCAAATGGTATCCACTTCCGCAAAGATATTCGCGGAGTCATCCCCAGCATCATTGACGGACTGTATGGTGAGCGTAAGGTCATCAAGCAAGAGATGCTGCGCGTCACACAGTTGACCGAAGAAGGGAA